AACATACTTTTGAATAAAGCCTATAAATAATTCAAATTCCGCTTTGTTATCTTTGATTGCGTCTGTAATTGGCTTAAAGAAATCTGCAAATTTGCCCAAGGCCGGTACAACTCGGTTTACTATAAATTCAACTAGGCTTTGGATTATAGGTAGCAAGCGAGCGCCGATTGATTCTTTTGCCTCATCAAATGTGACCTTAAGAATCTCAATACGTCCGGCAAATGTTTTTGAATTAGCGGCAGCTGCGCCACCAAAGAGATCCGATAATTTGCCCTGGACTTCGGTAAATGACATGGCCTTTAATTCGGCAGACGATAGCCCTATACCTAATTTGCCCAGCGCAGCTGTGTTGCCGTCATAAGCCTTGCCTAGACTGTTGGCCACGCTGTCAAGGCCTTTGCCTGTGGCCTGACTAATATCTAGCGCCAGGCTAAGAAGATCCTGTGCCTTGGTAACGTCGCCTGTAGACAAAGCAAGCCGCGATAGAGCTGGGCGCAGCTTGTCATCGGCCACGCCTGTTGCAAGTGATGTTTTAAGTATCTGTTTTTCAACAGCCGCTATCATGTCATTTGTTGCGCCGGTTGCATTCTTTAATGATGTGGCAAGGCGTATCTGTGCGGCCTCGTCCTCGATTGCAGCCTTGACGCCGTCGACTGCAAGCTTTACGGCGTAAGCGCCAGCGGCAGCACCAGCTGCGGCAAAGGCCAGACCAGCCTTCTTGCTAAATTCTCCAAGCTTGCTACTAGATCCTTCAACGTCATTGTTGGCGCTGTTTAGTGATTTTTTGAGTTGGTCGACGTCGGCAAGTATCGAAAGCTTGAGCGTTCTACTCTGTGCGACCATTAGAACTCCTTAAGAATCTTTTCAAAGGCATTTTCCCACTTAGCAATGATTTCCGGCTGAATGGCGCGCAAGGTTGGATAAATAAACCAGCCGTTAGATCCTCGACCTTTTGGCCCTGTGCCTGACCAAATTGGGAATTGCTTAAACTTGTTAGATCCAAATTCGTTGCCGCCCCATAAATCTTTTGTCGTGCCACCACCAGAGAATTTCTGCGCCGTAAAGCCAAAAGATAACTCGCCTATCTTTGAGGATTTGGAAACTCTTGATCCGCGAGCGATTCTTTCAGCTGCCTGGCCTCGGGCTGTCGCCGTGCCTATGATTTTGTCCTGGGCAAATTCTGCCAAAGCGCCCGAAGCGGCTTTGGCCTGGACTGTGGCCTCTTCGTCCATAGCCTTGAACGCACCTAGGACGCGGCGTAGGTCTGCCTTGTCATAGGCAATTTCAACGCTGTCCGCCATTTTGCTTCTCCAATATCTCAAGCGCTGTGTAAATCTGCTCCGCCGTTTGCCATTCGCTCATCGGTATCCCAGTGGCCAAAGCTAAATCCACCAGGATTCGATTTACGCTTCCGGCGGCGTAGCTTTTGGGAGAACCTCACCGACTGTCACGTCTGCGACTGTCTCGCACCAAATCTCAAAGCCCTTGACTGGCTTGCCAGCGGCTTCTCGCTTCATTGCATTCCACGCAAGAAATAGAAGATCCGCAATGCCAATCTTGTCTTGAGCTTGTGTAATGGTCTGGCCTGTTTTGTTCTCCCACTTTGCCCATTCTGGCGGTTGCGCGGTATATGTACCGAACTCTCCTGATGTGTATTCGATTGTGATTGGTAGTTTCATTGTGTGCTCCCGTTTCTAGTGCTATCAGGTGATTGTTAGGACTGGTGTTGAGGCGCAAAGCATTGCCCATGAATCGGTTTGTGCGTCTGGTGCGGCTCCGCCAGCTGTCGGTGCTACTGGAAACGCTGTGCCGGCAAAACTTGCACCTGTAGCACTCACTAAGGTAAATGCTAGAGCTGTATTTGGCGCAGTTGTGAACGCTGTCCACATTGCCTCAAATAATGATCCTGTAGCGCCCCAGTCAGCGAGAAGCTCTAAATTGAGTGTCCACTGATCGTCAATGTGCTTGTAAGCCTTGCCGTCTAGTGTTTGATAGGTGGTAATTACAGGCGCGTTGACCAGTGTGACTGACGTGGCTTGCGCGTCATAGTTGACTGTCGCAAGTGTCAAGGTTATGTCGCGACCCGTTACTATTGTTGTTGGCATTCGGTTTTCTCCTTAGATTGTCTGTTGTGTGTAGTAAGTGCTGACCGCGAGATCCGCCACTAATAGGTTTGAAGCTCCTACAGACTGCACTGTCGGACGCTGTACGTCTCCGACTGTGTAACCGGCAGGCATTGCGCCCATAATCGCAATAATAAGTTGCTCAAGGTTATCGAGCGCGCCAGCTGTGTTGTTATAAGCAACAGCGGCAGTGACCACAAAGTTAATTTTGACTCTTATTTGGCTTTTGCCAATAGTCGTAGTTTCGAGATACGGCGCGTCCGGAACTATCACGCAGGCTGGCGGAATGACGGCTTCTGGCGGTGAGCTGTAGACGGAAGCTGCTACGCCGGCCAAAGCTGTGGCAAGTGTGCCCCTGACGTTGGTGGCGATTGATGTTGGCGTAGGCATTTACATAGCCATTGTTGAAACGTCAATGTAATTGCCTAAAAGGCCAATTACGCGGTTTTGCAAGCTGCGACCCATTCTAAAAGGCGACGGCGTAAAGTCCACGCCCTCGATCTGTCCGCCTGGTGCGACCACACTCTGAAATATCTCGACGCTGACGATTGTGACTGCTTGCTCGACTGCGTCGGTATTTGCGTAGAGTGTGGCCGCGTCTGCCCCAGATAAATACGCAACTCCGCCTGGAATCACTGGACGGAAAGTGATGTCGTCGTTGGTAATTGCGCATGTGAAATAGAAGTAGGGCGCCGGATAAGCGAAAGGCAGATATGGGAATGGATCGTAATAATTTGATGTGACTGTTTTCGTGCCGTTAAAAGTATTTGGTACGCAGCCGCTAATTACAACACTTTGGCCAGCCACAAATGTGTTTGGCTTTTGTGTTATGTAATAGCCGACGTTGTTTTGTAAATAAACGGCTGCCACTGCATTTTGATTGGCTGTAAGCAACGGCAAAATTACCTGCTCGGCTGAATCAATAATGCCCTCAAGGTAAGCGTCAGAATAAAGAGAAACAGAGACGCCAAGGACTTGTCGCAAGCTTGCAACAGTAATAATCGCTGGCATCTCTGTTTCCTTTCGTATTCGACTGGGCTAGATACGGGAGCGCACCTAGCCCATGCTTAATTGATTAGGTTAGGTTGAAGCGACGTAGGCCACCTGCAAAGACGGCTTGTGCTGCAATGTAACCATAAAGTGAAATCTCAATCTCGCCTGTCGTTGGCACATTTGTGGCCAATGTCAAAGCTGGAGATTCAAAAATTTCGATTGAACGTGGCTCGATGATGAATGCTGATTCATCGATTGAAGTTGCAACCATGTTTGGATCAACATAGTAATCAAGGCCAAGAACATTGCCGCGAATGCTTGTAGGAATTGCAGAGCCGGCATTATTCATAGGATTTCCAGCGTTGTAGATTGGGCGGCCTGTTGTATCAGTCGCGCCAAGCAAAGTTGTCCAGATAGAAGTACCAGATACAAATGACTTAGCTGTGCGCTTTGTCGCTGTGTATGCAGCTGGTGCTTCTGTAGATACAAATGAAATCAAGCCAGCTGAATCTGCTGCTGTTGCTGTTGCCTGTGTGCCGCCAGCAGTAATTTGTGCAATTACATATTGGTCAGTTGCCTGTGCATAAGCATCGCGCAAATTTTGCAGCATAATTTCGTAGAATGATGGATCGCTGCGATCGAGAAGCTCAACGCTGTAGCGCTGAAAACCCATTTTTTTAATTACAGTTGCATTCACATAACTTGAGGTAATCGCGGTCGTTCCTGTTGGATCGCCTCCCTCGGCCACAGTCGCGGCTGTGCTATTGGCCGTGATTTTCGGAATACTTACTGTCATTCCGTAGGTGCTAAGCGGACGTGTTCCACCGCAAGCTTCGATTACTGGACGATCAGCATTTGTGTTCTGTGCAACGTCGCGCACGTATGAAACTGGGCTGAACGCTGGATTTGTTGTAAATGAATCATCGGCTGCCTTGATGTACTGGCGTGAATCTTCATTTCCTAGACCTGCCTTGATTGTGTGCTCAAGGTATGCGCCACCTGTAGTAATAGGTGATCGTGGTGTTGCGAAATAAAGCGGACGAGCTGCCTCGACCTTTTCGACTTTGGAAGCCTCAACCGATTCGGCTGGGGCTTCGGGAACGGCTGTAGGTGTTTCCACTTGCGTTTCTCCTTCGGTTGATTGTTCCTCTGTCTCCGGTTCGGATTCAGAATTGTTGTTCTCACTAGCTGCAAT